CGTTTAGGCGCGGCGCTAACGGTAGGTTATTAAAGCCCAATATTATGAATCATGGCTACGTCTGCGTTCATTTGTATTTAGGCGGTAAACGAACCCGCGCAGTAAAAACCATCCATCAATTGGTTGCGCTGGCTTTTATTCCTAACCCGCACACATGCCGTGAAGTCAACCACAAAAATTTTTTACGCCGAGACAACCGCGTTGAAAATCTGGAGTGGGTTACGCGCAAAGAAAACGTGGCGCACGCCCTTGCCGCTGGGCGGCGCAGTAAACCTGAAAAGCGCGTCATGGGCATCAATTTGCAAACCAAAAAAACCGTGCAATTTGAAAGCCAGATTGCCGCAGAGTTTGCTTTACGCGGCAAACAAACTGGCGGTATCAGCGGCGCAATGAAACGTGGGCGGCCTGCGTATGGATATGTGTGGTGGTTCGCATGATCCTTTGGCTTGACACCGAAACCCGAAGCCGTTGCGATTTAAAGACACGCGGGGCGTATAACTATGCGCAAGACGCGTCGACAGAGCTGCTGTGCTTGTCATACGCGTTTGACGATGAAGACGTTTTGACTTGGGTGCCGGGTCAACCGTTTCCGCAGCGCGTTGCAGATCACTTTATCAATGGCGGTCAGATTCGCGTCCATAACGCCAGCTTTGACCGGCTTATTCTGTGGTACGTTGTGTGCCCTGATTTCAACGTGCCCGCGCCTAAGCTGGAGCAGTTCTACTGCACCGCAGCGCAAGCGCGTGCCAACTGTGCGCCGGGTTCACTTGAGGATGTTGGGCGCTTCTCTGGTGCCAGCATGAAGAAAGACCACAGGGGCTCGCAGCTCATCCGTCTGCTGTCCATCCCCAAGGCCGATGGCACCTTCAACAACTCGCCTGAGCTCATGGCCGAGATGGTGGCTTACTGCGAACAAGATGTGCGTGCCATGCGTGCGATCAGCCAAGCCCTGCGGCCACTGAGTGCGGATGAGCTGGCCGATTACCACGTCAACGAGCGCATCAACGACCGTGGCCTGCTGGTCGATGTGCCGCTGTGTGAGGCCGCTATCCGCTACGCTGGCGCAGAGATGCTGGAGATCGAGCAGATCGTGCGTGAGGTCACCGAAGGCGCGATCACCAGTGTGCGCTCGCCCAAGATGCGCGAGTGGGTGCTCGAGCGCGTTGGCCCCGAGGCCAAGAAGCTGATGTGGAACGGCGAGAAGTATTCGATTGACAAGACTGTGCGAGCGAATCTGCTTGCGATGGAGGACCACGATGAGATACCGCCCGCTGTTGCCGAGGTTATACAGTGCGCCGATGACCTCTGGGCGAGCTCGGTTGCGAAGTTCAGCCGCCTTGCGTCGCTGGCAGACGAGGAAGATGCCCGAGTTAGAGGTGCCTTCGTTTTTGCTGGAGGCAGTGCGACAGGGCGAGCTTCCTCGTACGGCGCTCAGGTCCATAATCTCCCGCGTAAAAGCGCTAAAGACCCCGACGCCATCCGCGCAGCAATGGTTCGAGGCCATGAAATCGTGCCACGATTCGAGAAACGCATTACTGATGTCCTGAAGAAAATGCTGCGCCCCGCCATCGTGGCCGCGCCCGGTAATGTCCTGATCTCCTACGACTGGTCGGCCATCGAGGGGCGTGTGCACCCTTGGCTGTCCAACTGCACCGCAGGCGAAGCCAAGCTCGATGTGTTCCGCTCTGGCATGGACCCCTATATCGTCAACGCCGCCGCCACCTTTCGCCTGTCCTATGAGCACATCAAGGCCGAGCATGAGGCAGGCCGCAGCGATATGCGCCAGATCGGCAAGGTGCAAGAGCTCGCCCTTGGGTTCTTAGGCGGCGCGGGTGCGTTTGAGGTCTTTGGCCGCGCCTACGGCATCCGCTTGTCAGCCTCTGAGGTGCAGCGGGCCGTGGACGGCTGGCGCAGGGCCAACCCTTGGGCGCAAAAGCACGGCCAAGCCTTGGAGAACGCCTACCTGCGGGCGATGCGCCACAAAGGCCGAGAGTTTGCCGCTGGCCGTGTCGTGTACCTGTTTGATGGTCAGACGCTGTGGTATTCCCTGCCGTCTGGTCGGGTTTTGTGCTACCCCAACGCCAAGTTCGACGACGAGGGCAATGTCACCTATACAAAAGCTGCGTGGAAGCCCGCTGCTGATGCCAAAGAGTGGCCTCGCGCCCGCCTGTGGCGCGGCTTGGCGTGTGAAAACGTCGTGCAAGCCACAGCCCATGACCTTTTGCGTGTAGCTTGCCGCCAGTTAGACAAAGAAAGAATTGAAGTTACTGCCACAGTTCACGATGAAATAGTCGTGGAGTGCCCCAAAGATCAGGCAGAATTAGTGGCTCAACGCGTGCATCAGATCATGTGTACCGCGCCTGATTGGGCTGCTGGCCTGCCACTGGCGGCTGAAGGTGTCACGACAACACGATACTCATGACAAAAAGAAAACCCCCGTGGGTTAGACGGGGGCTAAAGTTCCAACTTAAAGGAGAAGCAACTTGCTGGATTTTCTCACAAAACTGGCCCCAGAGGGCGAAACTTTCCTGATTGTGCGTCAAAAACCACAACTCAAGGACGGGCAATACCAATACCACGCCGATGGGGCGATCAAAGCGACATGGCCCGCCATGCTGCCAGACGCTAGGATTAAAGAAGATTGGGCCGTCTACGGCAACACAGCTTCGTTCATCGTTGACCGCTTCAAAGACGGTCACCCCTCGGCCAGCGCAGCCAACTGCGAGTATGTGCTGGTCATGGTGCTGGACGATGTGGGCACCAAGGCGGCTGTGCCGCCGCTGGAGCCCACTTGGAAGATGGAGACATCCGAAGGGTCGTTCCAGTGGGGCTATGTGTTCAGCGAACAGCCCACCAAGAAAGAATTTACCGCCGCCATTAAAGCGATTGCGGACGCTGGCTACACCGACCCCGGCGCGATCAACGCCGTGCGTAATTTCCGTTTACCGGGGTCGGTCAACTTGAAGCCCGGTCGTGAGATGTTCCGCTCGCGCCTGACTGAGTTCCACCCCGAGCGCGACTTCACGCTGGACGGCATCTGCGCCGCTTTGGGCGTTACGCCAGCCGAGACGGATGATGTGTACCGCCCGATCCGTATCTCGGACGATGGCACGGACGATGTGATGATCTGGCTGTCTGACAACGGTCTGCTGCTGTCCAGACCCAACCAAGAGGGCTGGGCGGGCGTTATCTGCCCTAATGCTGCCGAGCATACTGATGGCAACCCAGAGGGCCGTTATATGCCCGCTAATCGCGCCTACTGCTGCCTGCACTCGCACTGCCTTGAGCTCGATTCTTCCGTGTTCTTGAAGTGGGTCGGCGACAACGGCGGGCCGCTGCATACGCCCGGTTTGCGTGAAGAGCTGCTCGCCACCGTCATGGAGTCAGCACTGAGTAAATTAACGCCTACAACCGAATACCCTGATGTGGCCGCTGAAATCATCGCCGAGGTCGAGCGCAAGCAACAGGGCCGCATCGATATGGCTGACTGGTACGCCCGTTTTGCTTATGTGCAGTCAGACGATGCTTATTTTGATATGGTTGACCGCCGCTCGCTGTCGCGTGGTGCGTTTAACGCCACTTTCCGGCACGTCTCTTGCAAGTCCATCCGCACGCATCGCTCGATTGAGGCATCTATCTGCTATGACGAGAACAGGCAAGAGAAGGGCGCTCACATTTTGGCGGGTCTGACTTACGCTGCGGGCGAGTCCATCCTCTGCGCCCGTGATGGGCTGGTGTACGGCAACCAATGGCGCGATGCGCGGCCCGATGTGTCGGGCGTGTCGCCTGATGGTATTGAGCGCTGGCTCGACCATGTGGAGCGCTTGCTGCCTGACGAGCGCGAGCGTGCCCATGTGCTGGATGTGATGGCCTTTAAGGTGCAAAACCCCGGCAAGAAAATCAACCATGCAGTGCTGCACATTGGCGTGCCCGGTGCGGGTAAGGACTTGATGTGGTTGCCCATGCAGTGGGCCATTGATGGCGGCACATCGACCAATGTGGAGAACATCCAAAACGCCGACATTATGAGTCAGTGGGGCTACTCGTATGAGCGCGAGATGCTGGTGTTCCAAGAGCTGCGCCAGTCTGAGGCCCGCGACCGCCGCGCCCTTGAGAACCACCTCAAGCCCATCATTGCCGCCCCACCTGAGTACCTGACCGTGAACCGCAAGGGCCAACACCCCTACCAAGCCCTGAACCGCCTTTTCGTGCTGGCGTTCTCTAATGAGTCAATTCCGATTACGCTGCCCTCTGATGATCGCCGCTGGTTTGTGGTGCGCTCGTCTGCTGGTCGCATGGGCTTGGGCGAGGGTAAACAGATGTTCGACTGGTATCACGCCGGGGGCTTTGCCCGCATCGCCGCTTGGCTTCATGCCCGTGATGTGTCGGCGTTCAACCCCGGCGAGTCGCCTTTTATGACTGACGCAAAATCCATCATGATCGAGTCGGGCATGAGCGGTGCGGAGTCGTTCCTCACTGAATTGATGCGCAGCCGTTCCGGTGAGTTTGCCGCTGGCGCTGTTGGTGGCCCTTGGCAGGCGCTTTGCGACCGCCTGACGGGTCAAGCCCCGCAAGGCATGAAAATGCCCGTAGCGGCCCTTATGCACGCTTTCCGTGAGGCTGGCTGGGTTGATATGGGTCTTCTCAAGTCCCGCACCAACACCACCAAAAAGCACATTTACGCCGCGCCAGAGATGGTCAATAAAAGCCGATCAGAGTTACGCGATCTTGTGCAACCGGAAACAAAAACGCCCCTTGTGCGGGTGAAATGAAAGACGGCCGTTTTTGTTTAGCAGTCCCAAGCTGCCAAGATAACGGCAACTAGGG